ATTAACAACAAGAAATTTATCATCAATGAAAAATTTGAGGGATATTATATTGGATTGTCTGATAACACCAATTTAAATCCTGCAACAGATTTTGATAGTGTCGGTAAACTCAAATCACTCAGCAAAAAGCTAGGCGGTACATCTGGAGGTTATGTAGATGTACCAGATGAGACTTCTGGTACGTTGAGCAGATTGACATTCAGCTTGAGTGCTGGGTTCACATTCGATCAATTCGGAAACAAGAAACAAGTAGGCCTTGATGGAAGTATTAGTGAGGTTCTTGAGAACTTAAGTGAGAATAACATCGGTACAGATGAGTTTAGCGATATTCTTTCTATAGGTGTATTCAAAATACGTCAATCCACACTGGAAGCTGACACAAACAAACTAGACTTTATTCTAGCTGATAGTGTAGTCGGTAGTTTGAATCACTTCCGTGAGAAATTCCAATCCTCAGGAGGAGCGGCGACCAGCTACTTTATCGAGAGTGAATCTGAAGGAAGCGCCAACCTAATATTGCGTGTCAATAATGGTATTTCCAACGCTGGTGGTAACTGGCAAGGAGAAACTGGCATGCCTGAGAAGAAAGTACGTGTTTTACCAATCAAGGACGTGCGTCGTTATGAAGAAATAGTAGAAGCAGGCCAAGTTGCACCTGATACACCCGAGATAACAGATCTTAGAATTGAACAATCATTTCTCAACGCGCAGGAAGAGAATGAAGATAGGTTGTACTTAATGTGGTGGCAGGACATGATGCGCCGCGGTAAAGCTGACATCAAACACGGTAGAAATCTCTATCCACATGGTGTTTATCAAAAACAAGTGGCTCAAGCGAGAGAAGTGGGTAACATCCCCGCTAAACTGGAGCGTGTATTTGAACTTGCTGACAACTTTGATTTATTCCCAATCGACATCACAATTGAAGGTGGGTTAGGAACAGTATATGTTGGAAGTAAAGGCGGTACGGCAAACTTCGATGAAGATGAATTCTTTGACATCGGTAATTTCCAAACAACAGAATCAGCACCCGCTAGTGGTAACGGGCTGTACACAACAAAGATCATTGACAACAGAAGTGCTGTCGACTATCTCGTGCAGTACGATACAATTTTTGATACATTCAAGAATTTCTGTCAATTCCAGCGAAAGGATAATATTTTCATTGCTGATCCGTTGAGATACATCTTTGTACAAGGAAGAAACACCAAGATTCTGACTAGTCAGAACCGTCAAAAAGGTGTCAATTTCTCGCAACATGTATATTGGCCGTTGAGACATACTTTAACTGGTGGTACCAAAAACAGTAACTACTGCTGCAGTTATGCTAGCTGGGCATTTGTTAACGACAAGGTGCTAAACCGAGGCGTATGGGTACCGTTCAGTGGATTCGCTGCCGCAAACATGGGTAACACAGATAGTAACTTCTATCCATGGTTCGCACCAGCAGGATTCACAAGAGGTCTACTCAGTGGTATGTCGGACTTGGCTTTCTATCCCAAGCAAAAAGAACGTGATCAGCTATATTCAATAGGCTTGAATCCGGTTGCTAGCTTCCCGAACGAAGGATTTGTAATTTTCGGTCAAAAGACCATGCAAGTTAAACCCAGTGCGTTTGATAGAATCAATGTACGGAGGTTGTTCTTGTACCTACAAAAAGCGGTATTGAACACTGTCAAGTACTTCGTATTTGAACCAAACACACTATTCACAAGAACACAGGTGTTGAACGTGCTCAGACCAATATTCGAAGAGGTGAAAAACACGCAAGGTATGTACGACTATTTGTTAGTTTGTGATGAGCGTAACAATACACCTGAAGTGATCGACAGAAACGAGCTGGTAATAGACATCTACATCAAACCTACTCGTGCTGCAGAATTCATACTTGTCAACTTTTATGCGACAAGAACTGGTCAAGACTTCAGCGAATTGGTAGGTTAATGACTAAATAATTAAAAGGAAAACACTATGCCAGACGTAAGACAAACAATAACAGACTTCTACAGAGTAGCGCAGGAAAGAGATTTCAGCCGCGACTTTCAATTCAGAGTACTTAACATTCAAAACGGTGACGGAAGCGTGGTAGTTTCTGAAGACGATCTTGTATACGCCAAAGGTGGTGTTATACCCGGCCGTGAAATTTCAGAAAATACCGTCTCCTATATGGGATTGGATTTCAGGGTACCAGGATCTGCAAAGTATGCCGGTAGTTATGATATCGAATTCATCTGCGACAAAGCAGACACATTGAGAAACTTAATGTTAACATGGACTCGTGATACATTTGATGATGCTACCAGTACTGGTAACTATTTTATACCCAAAGAAACATCAATTGTAGATCTAGTACAACTCGACACACAGTTAGAACGTGTAGCACAATACACGCTTGTAGGTGCTTATGCAAAAAATGTAGGTGATATAACATACAGTTTAGAAGGAACCGGAGCACCCGTTACATTTACATTAACACTTGGATATCACTACGTTAGATCTGAAGTATTTTAATAAATAATTCTAACCATAATTATACCCTCAAATTAGCCGTGCTTGTCACGGCTTTTTTGTGTTTGTGTATTAAATAATTATAACATGTTTGACGATATAAGAAGAGTTGGTGAAAAAATTGATGGACTGCTAGGTACAGATATATTTCCATTCAATTACCCGTTCAGTTACACTGAAAATTTCTTACAATCACTAGAGAAATGGGAAGCATCTATTCCCATGAAATTTTTATGGCTGGTACAGATAGAATCTATACCTGATGTGATCAACTCTCAAAACATGTGGAATTTGGTACCTACAGACACTGGTACACATGCTGGTAGTATCACCGCCCCTGGCACACAAACACCAATATGGAACATCAATCAAGGTAAAGCTGAGATAACAAAAGATCAGTTCATGAACGCCGGTAACAAAAGCCATGGATGTGTGCTAGCACAAGGTGTTGTACTGCCAGGTGAAAATTATGACATCAAGGATGTAGCTATAAACAACAACATGGGATTTTTACCCGGTAAAGTAGGTGGTAACAGGGCCCCTAACGGTGAACTCAACATACAATTTAGAGAAACAAATAGATCATTCCCAGACCTAGTGTTACGGCCATGGATTTTACTAGCAAGCCATTTAGGATTGGTGGCTCGCCCAGATACAGATTTTAGAAACATAAAAACAAATATAAAAATCATACAACTCGCTAAAACATATCAATACTTACCGTTACTTGAGAGAAAAATATGGCATTTTTATAATTGTGTACCAATCGCTATTGACGGGAAAGAACTAACATATGATGCTAATGAAATAACACTATACAACGTTAAGTGGTCATACACACACTACGGTATAGAGAGTTTACCCAATGAGGATATGAGTGCTTACATGAACAGAGAAGGGTTTAAGAAGTTTGTCAAGGACATGGTTAACAAACTGTTAAGCAAAAATAAATTTTACAACAAATTACGTGGCAAACTTAAAAAGGTAGAAAGGTTTGTTGACAAGGCTACTAAAATTAAGAAAAAGGTAACCAAAGTGTTAGGATTTCTAGGTGGTTTTGCAAACCAAGGCCAATCCGGTGGCCCAGCACCAGGTGGTGGTCCATCTGGTAGTCTAGGCAGGAGAGCTGCGCAAGAGTTCTCTTCTGATAGGAGTAACTAGTATTTTAAATTGATATACATAAATATTCTACGTGCAATCCGGGATAAACACGTTCAAATTTAAAATTTATTTACCTTCTAAGAAGAAATACTATAAATTCCGTGAGTTTACAAATTTTGAGTATCTAAACATAGTTAAAGCGATCGTGAACGATGATAATGAACAGCTATACGGTATGTTGAAAGATATAATCAAAGCTACATCACATTACAAGAAGGATCTCGACACGCTGACCAAGGTAGACAAGTTTTGCGTGTTATTAAATTTGTATATACTATGTGTTTCTGACACGTTAGAGTTGCGTTCAGGTAAGCAAGACGCGGGAATGGGTAAAATAAAAATTAACCTATATGACATACTAGATAAAGTGACAAATTTTGAGTTTGAATACACAAAAAATTTAAAGGTAAATAAAAATATATCACTAACTCTAGCAACACCGGCTGATTTGTACACAGAAGAACCAGAAGACATTATAGTTAACTGCATCAAGGATGTCAAAATAATGGGAAAAACACACAGCTTTAATGACCTCACAACCAGGCAGAAGCACCAAGCATTAGAGAATATATCGAGTGATGTCACAACAAAATTGATATCTAGCATGAAGGAAGTAAATGATCAATATCAACTCAAAGTGCTAAAATACGGAGAAGGTGAAAATAAAACAATAGTGCTCAACATATACAATAATTCAATGTATGAATTGTTAAAAATAATATACAACACGAATTTACAGATGCAATATTATTATAGATATTTTGCCGCCAAGCATATGAAATTCGATAACGAGTATGTTGAGAGCATAACACCTGCTGAGTTACAAACATATGTGAAATTCTTTCAAAAGGAGCAGGATGAAATAGAGGAACAGAGAAAAAAGGCTCAGAAAGGAACTGGTGGACAGCATCTGGGAGCACCTATAGGGTAGGTTGATTTTAAACAGTTGCTACACTAATTATTATTGATGTCAAACAAAAATTTTAAAGACCTGTTATCGAGCATTGACGCTCTCAATGAAAGCTCCGCAGCTAGCGTGTATGTGCCTAGCATTAAGCAGGATGTACCATTCTCACCCATGTCAGTCAAGCAACAAAAGCAGATATTAGCAAGCGGAATTGATAATGAAGTCGAGAATTTATCTTTCATGAACGCTCTGAATGATATCATATGTCAAAATTGCAGAGACAGTAAAGTAAAAATACTAACATGTGACAAGCCACTTATTGTGTTACAACTACGCAAACAGGCGGTTGGTGATACACTAAAGATCACAGAAAATGACCAAGAATACACCATCAATTTGAATGACCATATTGAAGCATGTAAAAATCTCAAAGGAGTCACAAAGAAAACATTTGACTTGACCCATGACACTATAACCATTAGCGGTCGCATACCAACTCTAACAACAGACACACAATATAACAAACATTTTACACAATCTGTAAAGAAAAACACCAAAACTAAAGTCAAAATCACTGATATTATTGGTGATATCTATGTATCGGAACTAGTTAAGTATATCGACACTATAACTATAGGTGAGGTGTCTGTTTCAGCTGGTGATGACCTGACACCAGCTAACGCTGTACAATTGTTTGAGTCACTTCCATTACAAGTTAGCACCAAATTAGCCGAAGAGGTAAAAAATTTAAGAGAATATGAAAATGAGTGCTTGACATCAAGTGTGTTGCCAGAGGATATCAATATATCTATAGACGCAGGGTTGTTTACTGCCAGTGAATAGACGGATCTAGCCATAAATAATAATGGCTAATGAACGAAAATATTGAGAAAATACTATCAGCACTTGTAGAGGCAGTAGATAGACTTAAGGATCGCCCAACTGGTGAGGCTGTTGCTGCTGATCCTAAGAACGCGTTCAAGAAGACTCCTGCGCAGGAGGATAAAGACAAAAACAAGTCACTCGCTAAAGAAATATCAGAAGCTAATGCCAAGGAAGCGGAACAAGCCGAAAAGGAAAAGGGTCGAAAGATAACAAAAGATATTTTACCTATATCCATTGTCGGTATAGATAAAAAGGCGTTGGCAGCTTTAGCGGACATCATACCCAAGGCTACAGAAAAGGTGAAAGATGAAGAAAAACCTAAGGAGGAAGGTGGTGGGTTAGGTATGGGTCTACTCAAAGGGTTAGCATACACAGCTTTTGCTGCTATTGTAGGTCCTGTGATGGCATTATTTGGATTTTTTGAAGAAATCAACAAACAAAAGTGGTTTATCAAGCTCAAAGACTTTGTCAAGAGTAAATTTTGGGAACCGATAAAGAACCTATTCAAACCTGTGAGTGATTTTTTCACAAAAATTAAAAATTCGAAATTTATACAAACGATATCAAGCACAATAGATGATATGTGGAAAGGTATAAAGGACTTCGGAGGCAAGATAAAGAAGTTTTTTAAACCTGTTACTGATTTTGTGGATGATATAATCAAGTCTGTTAAGAGCTTCGGTGACAAGATCAAGAAATTTTTTGAACCAATAAAAAAGGCGTTTGGATTTATAGGTAAGATATTTGGTGGCGGTGCTGGTGGTGGTGTGTTTTCAAAGATCGCCGGCTTCTTCAACCCGGCCAAGAATCCAGTGATCAAAGGTATAATGGGATTCGCAAAAGGATTGGGTAGTGTGTTAGGAAAGATATTTCTACCGATCACCATTATAATGGAAGCGTTTAACTTCATAACTGGTTTCATGGATGGTTATGAGGAAGGTGGTGTGATTGGTGGTCTTGAACAAGGTGTGACTGATGTGTTCAATTCATTGATAGGCTGGCCTCTAGACATGCTCAAGAGTGGACTGAGCTGGATATTAGGAGCATTCGGTTTTGAAGAAGCCGAAGCAGCATTAGATGCGTTCAGCTTCCAAGAACTGTTTGATAAAATGTTTGACAACATATTCGGTTACGTCAAAAACATATTCGGTAACTTGACAAGTGCTTTTGATAAAATAATGGCGGGTGACATCATGGGTGGTTTCGGTGACATTACTAAAATGGTCTCTGGTGTGTTGCTCATGCCATGGGACTTACTCAAAGATGGTGTGAGTTGGTTGTTGAGTGCTTTTGGTTGGGACGAGGGAGCCGAAGCATTGGATAGTTTCAGTTTCACAGACATATTCAATCAAACGATTGACGGTATTTTCAACTTTTTCAAAGCTGGTATAGACTGGGTGCTGCTATTATTCTCAGAACCTAAAAAGGCGTTCAAGAAAATAGGAGATTGGTTTGACAAATTGTTCAAAGACCCGTTAGGCACAATAAAAGAGATGCTGCCACAATGGATGATCGATTTCGGTGGGTGGATATACGACACTGCGATAAAACCAATAGCTGATTTCTTTGGTGGAGTCGCGGATGATCCGGAAACAGCTAAAAAGAACATGTTGTCATATTTGCCTGAATGGATGACCGGATTCGCTGGTTGGGTGTTTGACAATTACATAATGCCGATTGTAAATTATTTTGATAAGCTACTATCCGGTGACATCGCAGGAGCTTTTGCAGCACTAGTACCACCATGGCTCAAGGAGTTCGGTGGATGGGTGTATGACAACACAATTGGAAAGATCATGCAATTCTTTGATGGTGTGAAAAACAATTCAGAGGGCATGAAACAAAATTTTCTAGCCATGTTACCTAGCTGGATGACAGGATTTGGTACATGGATATGGGACAACGCGATCAAACCGATAGCTGATTTCTTCAACACACTATTTGAAGACCCAGCAGGCACAATCAAATCGTTGATACCTGAATGGGTACTA